CGCGGGTCGGAGTCGAGCACCACGCCGGCCGCGTCAATCTTCGTGTTCCAGTCCTTGTATTCGGCGAGGACCGCGTCGGGGTCGTACCCGCGCTCGCGGATCGCCTCGGGAATCGTCTGGATGCCCGCCCGCGCGTTGCGCATGATGGCGAGCCCTTCCTTGTCCGGCTCGATCATCGGCATGCCTGGCGCGGTCCACTCCGCCCGCACGCCGGCCGCCGGCAGACCCATGACCTGCATCGCCTCCATCGCCCAGGCCCAGACCGGATCGCAGAACTGCGGCACGAGCATCAGCCAGCGCCAGTCGTGCACGTTCTCGTAGTGCGACAGGCGGGCCATGCGCGCGCTCGAAAAGTTCACGTGGGAGTTGTGCGACAGCAGTCCTTCTGTGATGAGCGTTCGAGTGGACGTCTCCAACGTCACGACATCGCCGACACCAACGCTCTCGACGGCTTCAACCGTTGCCACCGTCTCGCTCTGGCCGCGCTTTGGACCGCCAGCGATATGCCGTCCCTCGTATGCTGACTCGGCCTTGTCGAGAAGGCGCGTTGGACGCACTTCGCCCAGGAAGCGCAACGTCTCGGCGATCCCCATGATCGTCCAAGCGCGCACGCCGGAACCGTTCTCCTTGCGGTCCACCGCGACTATCCCGAGCGAGCGCAAGGCCGCCCCGATCTCGTCGTAGACCTTGCCCGGCTTCTGCGCGATGCCGATCTTCGCGTCGCGCGAGCAGAGGTAGCCCTCGCCGTCCGCGATGCCCTTTAGGTACCCGTGGAGGTGGGTCGATCCCTCGCCCCACGGTGCCCCGAAGTAGACGATGTGGTCGCCCGGCTGGAGTCGGTCAGCGCGCACCCACCGCATGCCACGTCCAGGCGTCTGCGGGTTCTCGGACCGCGCCTGTAGCCCATACCCGCGAGCAGCACCGGAGGCGTCCCGCGAGGTGCACAGGAACAGGTGCTCATCGCTGACCGTGACGGCCGCCCTGTCTGTGACGATGCGCCGCCGGTGTAGCGCGCGGGTTCCGGCGCGGACGACCGTCGCCTTGCGCCATTTGCGTCGCGCCCCACGCCCACCAGGCGCGTGCTCATCGAACGCGACGATCTCCGTTCCGATCGTCAGCGTGTCCGCGCGAACCCATCGGAGATCGGCGCGCAGCACCAGCGTGTCAGGCGCCACACAGTAGTCCCCCGTATAGTCTTCGTACGTGAGGCCTAGACCTTTCGCGAGCTTCCGGTTCTCGACGGTCGTGAACGCGGCGTAATCGTTCACCGCCGGTGGCTGCACCACCTCGATCGACTGCCCAGGCTTCGCCTGGATGATGGCGCCTGGTTCCAGCATGTCGGTGCCTGGGCTCGTGCTGTCATCGCCGGTCCCGAGCGCCGTACCGCTGCCGTCCACGTCCGTGGTGATGACCGACAGGCACGCGGCGATCTTCTGCTTCATCAGCTGAGCGTCCCCGTACTCGTCGAGGTCCTTCGCCGGCAGGATGATCGGCGCGAACCAGGACACCGCGCGCACCTGCCCGGGCCGCGTGCGCTCGAAGACGTGCTGGATGTCCGCCGCCGGATACCGCCTGGCCGGCTCGAAGAGCAGGCGCCCGTTCGACGCGCCCGGGTGCGTGGGGAAGAGCCAGTACGCCACGCGCTCGCCGAGGGCGTCGAACTCGACGCCGTTGATGATCTGACCGCCACCTGGCAGGGCGCCGCTCTTGTTCGTGTCCAGGTGGTCGGGCTCGAGCACCTGCAACTGCATCGGGATGGCGTAGCCGTCCTCGAGCCGCCGCCATCGGCGACGCACCAGGCACTCGCCCGACTCCGCCACCGTGCGCATCACGAGCTTTTGCAGGCCGGCGAGGTTCGTGCGCCCGTCTGCGTCGCACTCGGTCGTCTCGGCCCAGACCCGCCACGGATTGGCGACGTGCTCGTTGGCCGGCACCGCCTTCGCGACGATGCCCCAGCCAACCGTGTGGTTCGCGATCGTCCGCAGGGCCTGCGCCATCTGGCCGTTGTTCCGCACCAGGTCGCGCGCGTGCTCGCGAAGGGTGGCCAGATCTTTGGCCGACACGGCGTTCGCGTCGCCGCCGGTGCGCCGCCACCCCTGCGTACGTCGGCCGACGCTGGCCGCTTCGTAGTGCCGCTGGAGCAACTCCGTCGCGAGCCGTGCGCGCGTGCGCCGCAACGCCGTCGTCGGCGCGATGACCCCGAGGGCACGATCAAACCATGTCTGCTTCAGGGTCATTCTCAGACTCCCTTGCTCGTGGAGGCGTAGCGGGTGCGCGTGCGTCCGGCGGCCTGGTCCATCATCGCGACCAAGCGGGCCCGCTGCGCCGCGCGTTCCTCGAGCGAGCGGAACTTGACCGAGCGGTCCGCGAGGGTGGTGGATTCGACGGCCGCGATCTTCGCGGTCTGGGCGTCGAAGGCGTCGATGTCGGCTTGCGTGATGGCCATGATGGGTTAGCGTCGTCCTTTCAGCCAGCCGCCCGATCGCGGCTGCAGCCAGTTCCTGCGGGTCTGGGCCGGCGTCTGCGTCGGCGGGGTGGTCGTCGTCAGCACCGGCGCGACCGGTGTCGGCTCAGGCGTCTGCGTGGGTGCCGGAAACAGCGCTTCACGCTTCGTCCAGTCCGTGTCGGTGAACCGATCGAGGCCGGCGAGCTGCGCGGCTGCGCGGGCATACACGCGGGCGTCGAGCGCGTGGTTCTGCCGCCCCGGGATGACTTCCCATTCCAGCCGGATGTAGCCCTTCCGCGTCTTGTGCGCGACGAGCTGCTCGGCGGTCAGCTGCTTGAAGAACTCGTCGGCGTACTCGGGGAAGCTGCAGTAGCCGTCCGGCACCGTGCCGTCCTCGCCAACCTCGAGCCGCAGCCACCCGAACAGTTCCGACTTCGCGATCCCGCCGCAGACCGGCCAGACGCGCCCGCCGCGCTTCCGCTTCTTGCCGCGGATCGTGACTTCCACCGGCGTCGGCGAGCCCACGAGTAGGCCGCCATGATCGACGCCCTTCACCGCCAGCACGCGCGTGCTCGGGTACTTCAGCGTCCATGTGTAGACCTGCTGCGTGTTGAACCCGGAGTCGACCGCCATCACAGCGATCGGCATCGACAGGCCGGTGACGTGCGGGTACTGCCGCTCGAGCAGCGCGTCCAACTGCGCCCACGGGCCGTGGACTAGGTCCGCCGTGTCGCCGGGGATCTCGCCAGCGTCGATCGACCAGGACCGCTTCCCGCGGCCCCACCCGACCACCTCGTACACGAGCCGGTCCTTCTGCACGTCGACGCCGGCGGTGAGGAACAGCGCGCCCGCCGGGACCGTGCCGATCGGGTAGCCGCCGCGGCGCGCCATGACCGTCTCCCACTCCGGCGCATCGCCCTTGCTTGCCCAGGTCTGCCCGAGCACCGTGTTGACGAACACGCGGAACTTCTCGGGATCCTTGTGGACCTTCGTGAACTCCACAGCGATGTCGCCCCAGGAGATCCAGCCGGCCGGGGCATATAGGGCGTTCAGGTGATACCCGCGCAGCCGCGGCGGCGCGTCCGGGTTCTCGGCGACCCACTGCCCGCGCGCCAGCAGCGCCGTCTTGTGGTGTTCCTCGATCGGGTAGAAGCAGGCCCGGCATTCGTAGACCGCCTGGTGCGCAGGACGGCCGTACTTCGTCCACTGCAACTGCTCAAACACCAGCGGCTGCATGTGCCCGCAGTCCGGACACGGCACGTAGTAGCGGCGCCGGTCGCTGCCCTCGTAGGCTTCCTCGATCGCCGAGCGACCCTTGATCGTCGGCGTCGAGACCTTCGCGCGCTTCCGCCTGGCAAACGTGCGCTGACGGGCCTCGACCAGGGCGATGGGTGATCCTTCCTCGTCCACGTCCACCGGATACCCGTCGATCTCGTCGAGAAAGACGTTCTGCGCCGGCATCGACCGCAGGCCGACGGCGGAGTTCGCGCCCGTGATGATCAACTGGCCGCCCGGGTATTCCTTCGACAGCATCGTGTTGCCGCCGTCCCGGGCCTTCTGCGCGGCGACCTTCTCGGCCAGCCGCGGCGTGTCCGTGATGAGCGGGTCGACGCGCTGCCGGCTGAAGCGCTTCGCGAGCTCCACCGTCGGCTGCACGAACATCGTCGGGCCGGGCGCGTGGTCGATGACGTACCCGAGGGCGTTCAGGATCGCCTCGGTGCCGCCGACCTGGGCCGCCTTCATGAACACCACCTCCTGCACGTCGGACGTGGCCGAGAGGCAGTCCATGATCTCGCGCAGGTACGGGGTGCGCTCGGTGCGCCACGGGCCCGGCTCTGCGCTCGACTTCGACGGCAGCTTCCGGTGTTTGTCGGCCCACTCCGAGACGGTGACCTGTGCCTCTGGCCGCAGCCCTTCGGCCCGGGCGCGGCGGATGACGCCGACCGGCCCGGAGAGGTCGTCAGGCTCGAGGTCCACCACCGAGGCGATGGGTGCCACCTGCATCAGTGAACCGTCGCCTCGAGGTCATCGGCCAGCGTGCTCAGCGCCTGTCTGATCGCAGCATCCAACTTCCGAAACACCACTGCCGCATCCGTATCTGCGGCGAGCTCGCCCGACAGGCGCGCCGGGATGTTCAGCAGGGAATCGCGTATCAGCCGCGCCGCCTCGAAGGCTTCGCGCCGCGTCTTCGCCACCGACACGTACCGCTGCTCACGGGTGTCATTCTCCAAACGCAGCTTTCGCGCCCGCTCCACCGTCGCGATCCGCTGCGCCTCCGTCAACGTGGTCGCGGTGACCGGCTCGGTAACCGCGGTTACCGTTACCGCATCGCTCGTGGCCCCATGCACCGCCGCCGGCTTCGTCGGCCTCCCGGCATTGGCCGCCCACTCCTGGCGGGCGACCGCCTCGTCCACGATGACGGCCTTCCCCTTCGCGTTCAGGCGCACCGAGGACGACAGTCGACCGCCCTTGATCGCCTTCAGTACGGCGACGTGCGAGACCCCGAGCCGCTGCGCAAACGCCCGCACCGACAAGCCGTCAGCCATGGGCGAGACCGTGCGAGTTTTCAGGGGTCAGACTTCTAAAGATCGGCTCGGCTCCCGCATTAGAGCCCATAGGAGCCACGATCACGGAAACGCCAGCCTGCGCCTTGACCGTCGCGCTGATCGCCTCACCACGGGCCGCGCTGCAGCCGCGCGGGGTAACCGAGAAACCATCCTCTAAACTAGAGGGTTCTTGCGCCGATCTCACCA